TTCTACATCCTTGGCAAAACATTCAATGACTCTATCCTCTGCCACTGCAGTACCGACCTCCAACCCATGTTCTGGGTCTCCTTCAAGTACCAAGTGTCCAATGCCAAATGTAGCATAACCGAGGTGATCATGATAAATTTCATTTACTTGTCCCTCGTCTATAATTAATTGTTCTCTTAACTGATCTACATCAATCACCGTTTTTTCTTCTTTATTCCAAAACATTTTATTCTCCTGTTACTAATTCCAAATGCTTTGTTTGGAATTCATCTGAGCTTTTTAATCCAGCCCACCATTTAACAAATAGCGCTTGGTATGCTAATTCGTTTTCAGCATTATGAGGATGGGTACCTACAAGCACATCTGTCTGTTCGTCATCTGGTATAGTAAACACCATTGACTTTGTAGTAAGAATAGTATCATCAACATAACCGTGATATGTATGAGATATAAGATCTCCGTCATCATTTGTGTATGTGCCATTTATTACACTCGTATCAGAATGTTTTTCTAGTGTAACATTAATTGATTTTGTTACATCAGATTCATCTCTTACAACGTCTGTTTTTATATGTACGTGTATAGTCATATTATTTTCCTTTTAAATATATTCCAATTCAGCAGATACACACCAAGTTTGGTATGCAGCTTGAAATGCCATTTCATTTTCATGAACATGTGGCTCTTCATGTGTTGCTGTTGTTCTTTGATCTTCAGGTATACTATAAACTTTTGTATATGTATCGATTAGATCGCTTTCATTAGCTACTGATACCTCAAACTCTTCGGTATTTCCATCACTATCTACGACATGGCTTTGAACCTCTATAGTACTTGTGGAATATTTTTTAAAATTCCACGTAATAGAAGTACTTTCGCCTGCTTCATTTCTTTCAACTGTATATGTAGATGTTATCATTTTAAATTCTCCTTAGAAACAAGCGGTGGATGTAGCGACACCACGTGCATATAGTAAATAACTGCCTAAAACGCCATCAGCATATCCAGACTTTCTCGCTCTTGCAGTAATAAAGGTATAAGCATTTATAGTATTGCTGTTGTAACATTCAGCATTTGCATTTGCTTTAAATTGAAATCCTACTGATTGGTTATTACTTACATTCTGATACGTGTTATCCGCGGCAGCGTAAGTTGCTCCTGTTGGTGTACTAGTTCCACTAGCAGCGGCCGATCCAAAAGTACCAGTTGTAGTAGGAGTAGTCCAATCTAATGCAATAGAAGTAACGCCTGTTACATTAAATCTTCCCATCGTTACGTAAGTTGTACTTAAAGTTGTACCACTTCCAGATGTATTATAATAAGTTGAAGAGTTAACAGATGCTTGTTCTTTTATTTCTAAGTAAACATAAGGATCTGCTCTTCTCAATCTTACAAAAAATCCACCACCAGCGTTAAATACAATAGAGCCAGAAATCGACCTAGTTGAATAAGCAGCATATTGCGTGGTACCACTAGAGGCTTGTCGCATATAGTTAGTAGTAGTCATTGTAGACAATGAAGATGCTCCATAGAAATCAGCAAAATCTATCTCTGTACCTAGTGTACTATTAATAGTTCTACCAGCTGCAGCCGTTAAATTTCTAATATCAGTATCATTTAACGAAGAGATTGATGTGGCCGCATAACCAGACCCTGCAGCCTCCACGTGAATATCTGCTAATGATATTGGTCCTGATGTTTGTAATGCCATATATTATCCCCTATTCACAAGCCGTTGCTGTTGCTGACGTTTCTGCACTATAATCGTGCTCTGCAACTAAAGTATCTTGAAAACCACTACCTCTAAGGTAGATTTGAACATTTCCAGTTGCTTCTCTTATAGATGTATTAAAACATTCTGCAGATGCTTGAACATATAACGTAGCTGAATGCGAAAAGTTTGTTCCAGTAGTTGCTATCCAGCCAGTAGATCCATTTGATAAAAACCCGGTTGGCCCTGATGCAAGCAAAGAAGCAGTAAAGTTTATTTTAATATGACTAATTTGACTTATTGTATTCGTGCTATACGACATTAATTTCTCTGTGGTACTTAACGTGTAATTTACACCATTTTTACGGTATAGACTGTTTGAACTACTATAAGCTTCTTTTACATAGTAATATGATCCATATGCATTAGTATTTACTCTAACGGTAAATCCAGCTTTAGGAGCAGCAGCATTTGGTGGAATACCGCTACCTGTGCTAAACTTATAACTATACAGACTAGTACCACTAGCACTTGCAAACTGAACAAGACTTGATGTAGCAGCTGGGTATGGAACAGCGTGTGTATAACCACTAAACTCTTTCACACCATACTGCGCGCCGTCAGCAGGATCAGAACCAGCTGTAGCATTATTGGACAATGTTTCTAATGAATGACTATCAACACTAGTAACTTCAGTATTAATTGCTTTCATAGATATATTTGAACTTGGTATTGGCATTACTTAATAATCCCCGTAATTAAATCCTCGAATTGTTCTATTTTGTCAACTCTATTGGGCCATAGAATATATTCTTTTTCAGGATTTTTCTTTAAATTTGTTAACAAAGGCAATATAGCATTATATAATTTATTTAGTTTTTCTTCGGTTTCTTGTAAACTAGCTGATGTATCAGAAGCCGCTGTTGTAACCTTTTGTACTGCTTCTAATTCATTTTCATCAACAGCTGTAAAGCCAAAATCGAAATCTAAATTTATATCTGCCATTTTTATACCTCGTAACTATTTATATGCTTATGCTTCTCTTTCCTAGGAATTTTCTTAGTTTTATCTTCCTGGATTTTGGTTAAAGCATGCAGTGGAACTATCTTCCTAACTTTTATATTTCTATTATTAAACGTCAGTTTCATCGTTCTTTCTTGTCCAATCACTAATACCAAACCTTAAGCTTGGATTAATTGCTATTCTCATAAGTGTCATTAATTCTCTATTAACTAACATTTCACTTGCTGAGTCTTCTACAGTTAAACCGATAAATGCATTATATGATCTACCATTAAATTTAACTGTAAGTTCTACCTTAGCTCTTTCAATTTTATTATTAGGACCTCTAACACCTACTGATTTACCAAGGTATTTGTTAACGAATTTTTCACCATTCTTTTCCCAATAAACTTTACCATTCTTTATTTCTACTTTATCAACATGTAACATGGAAGCGTCTGTTCCATTACCTGTATCAAATTTAGCTCTAATCGGTAGTTTATAACCTTCAATATGAACTGTTTCTATATATCCAGCTTCTTGTCTAAACCAAGTTTTTCTATTGTACGGTTCTAATATATGTTTAATCATTAAATCAATTGCTTTCTCAGCAGTTAAAGGTTTAGTAGGTTTATTAGTTTCTAAATCATAACCCATAAAGTGTGATTTAGCACCAGGCGAACCGTTTACTTCAACAACATATATTTCACCATTAACTACTGTATGATCAACTCCACAATAATATGCACCAGTTGCTCGAGCAGCATTTAGTATTATTTCTACTTCCTCTTCAGATAGTTTATATGGAATTGCTTCTGCACCCCTATGAACATTTTTTCTAAAGTCTTTAGATTTTTTAGTTTGTTTTCTTTCAGCTGATGCCATAATATGACCATTTATTACAAGTGTTCTAATATCAGATTTCATTTCTAAATATTCTTGCAATAACAACTGTGCTTCAAACTTCCATAAAGATTGGCATACTGAGATTAACGAATCATATGATTCTACCTTAGATACGCCAATACCTTGTGTTCCTGTAAGTGTTTTTATGATTAATGGATATTTACCACCAACGCTTTTTACAGCTAAATCAATAGATTCTTCATTGTTTAAAATGGCTGTTTTAGGTATCTGCACATTATTTCTTTGTAGTGCAATACTTGTTGCCATTTTATTATTACATAATAACATAGATTCTAAATCATTTATTAAAAAGAATCCAGCTGTCTGTAATGATGATACTAATGCTTGCCCTACTAAGGTTCCTACAGCACCAGCCCTAACAAAGATGATAGTATTATCAATGTCTAAAGATACAAGTTTACCTTTACCATCAATATTATGTATCTCAACCTTCCTTAGTTCTACATCGCTATCCGCTAGGAATGCTTTGTTGGTGTGTATAAGTGTGCATTTAACATCGTTAAACTCACAAACATTAGAGATTATGTCAGCGGCAGTTCCTTCATCAGCATCTAGTGCCAATATAGCAACTTCCGTGACTCCTCGTTTTTCTATCTCTTCCGTGATGTAGCCATTAAAATTAATCATACTACTATTTATAAGATTTCTTACTTAGTAGCTTCCATTAATGCCTCAATATCCTCAACTTCTGTAACAATTTCAGATATATTTTGCTTATGAAAAGCCTTTGACATCTTCCTTAGAATTTTCTTTGGGATTTCAACATCGTCTTCCAATGCCTCAATAGCTTCTTTTACAAAAGCCCTTTCACTTTCCATTCTAATATAAGAGTTACTAATCTCTTGCATTGCTTCTCTGATACGTTTTTTGTCTGCATCCGACGATGGTATAATAATACTGCTCATTTCACTTTCCTTTTTAGTTAATAAATTATATATTCTAATATACATTTAAGTATATATTTTTGGCGCACCCTCCAGGATTCGAACCTGGGACCCACAGCTTAGAAGGCTGTTGCTCTATCCAGCTGAGCTAAGGGCGCTGCACCTCTTTTTTATCCTGATCTTTCTTTTCGTCTTTCTTCTTTTTACCAAAGATAGATTCCCAGTTATCAGAATATGCTTTACTTGGACCCTTACTTTTAATAGAGTCGCCTGTTATTTCGTTTTTCGTTGCCATAAGTCTTATAAATAGTTATATGATTAAATTATACTGGAAGAAATTTCACAGGATGATGAAATCTGGAAGGATGCACAAGGTAGTCAGAAAATTCTGCCCTATTACCAATGACGTATCACACCAGAAATAATAACTAAATTTGTTATAATATAAATTAAAATAATTATTGTCCTTGCAATCGCTACATGATCGTTTTGGCGATCATCATTTTTACTTGCCTTTCCACCCAGGGATTTAGCCCATATCTTCCACAGATACCTAAGCACCGCGCCTTACCAACTCATTGCGTATTTTTTGTTTCTTCTTGTTAGGCGTATGCTGTCTATCTAACTCTTCTTTCAATTCTGCAATAGGTGTTGACTTCATATAGAAGTTTTCCGTTTTATTCTTTCCCGTTTTTTTATCTCTTACAGTTTGAGATTGTTTAAATTTTATTGGCATTATACTTCTCCAGTTATATGCTTATATATGTCTTTCCACTTCCAATACCTTGGAATATCTCCTTCATAATAAGCGTTATGTTCATGAGCTACAAGAATTGAATTAAGACCAAATCCCTTTCCAACTTCTGCATTCTCTACTTTGTCTTCTACCCAAAAGCATTCTGTACCTTCATACTTTTTAAGCTCTTTATCTTTATCAGCACCACAAGGTAGATAAATGTAATCGTCGAATAACTCTTTACCAAAAAGTAATTCAAGATTTTGAGTTCTTAATCTTTGAGCGTATTTATTATCACTTAAAGATGTAATACAATGGAATCTATAACCATGTAACATATTAAGTCTTTTCATGTAATAAACAGCATCTCTTAAAGGTGGTAAAAAAGCAATTGCTGCTGATTCATTAAATTCTTGAACACACTTTTTACTAAACTCTGGTGTTAAATTAAATCTTTTAGCAACATTGTATTGTGTGTAATCACTTGTTGGATAACCCTTATGGTTCATCCACTGCGTAAATGAGTATTCCCAATCACATAGTACTCCATCGCAATCTACTAAAATTATATTTTCTTTCATCGTTTTCATCTTTCTTTATTTGTTTATTTAATATGTATATTATACCATTATTATACATATTTGTACAGGGTTTTCTGCATTATTTCTCTTGTTTTTTGATTCTTTCGCGTAAGGACGTAGAAGAAAAAGAGTGATCTCTAGTGTTATAAACTATACGAATGTTTCTTTCTTCACATATATTTTTACCTGTAAAGTCTTTATTAAGGTAATCAGATCCAATAATTCTTACATCGATTGGAAGTGATAGAAATATATCTTTTAACTCTTCTTCTGTATTATAGATAATTACATCGTCTACATACCTAACTGCAGCAACTTGTAATTGACGTTCAACTATGGATTGAACAGGTTTGTTTTTTTCTGGTCTATCAAGTGTAGGATCACACTGTAATGCTACTACTAAATAATCGCATTCATTTTTAGCTTCAGCCAACATTGTAATGTGTCCTGCATGAAGTAAATCAAAGGCACCACATGTAATACCTACGTGGCCCTTTGATTCATAATTTTGTAACCACTTTAACATTATTTAAAATAGTTTTCCAAAACTTCGTATTTGTCGATGTATTCAGCCATTAAACCAAGCTCTTTTTCAAGTGTTTCCATTTGGTCTGAATGTTCACCAACTGATACTTGATTGCTTAAAATAATATCTGCATTCATCTTATGTTTTGCAGCCTGAGCTTGCATGTATTCCATCGATGTTTTTACCATCTGATCTCTAAAGTTTTTCATATTATCTCCCGAAAATCTTACGTTTTTTGTATTCAGCAATTGTCTCTAATAACTTATTGCTCCAATTATCGCGATGTTCAACAAAAACTTGTGCGCCTTCGTCTCCTGCGATTACAGTTACCAATTGAGTGATTGGCATTCCTGTTCTTTCTTCCCACATAATAGCATATGCAGTTTCTTGAATAAAATAGTTTTCACACCATTCTTTTCGTTTATGTTTGGCTGCTGTTTTATAATCTATGATAGAATTTTTACCATCCCATACACCTACACAATCGACCCTTCCAGCCAATCCTAAGTGTTTAGAATATAGTGCTGCTTCTTGTGCATAAACCAAGCTTAGCCTTTCATCTAAAATCTTTTTAACTTCAAGAAAATTAGAAGTAACAATTGGATTTGCACCATCTAAATAATCTTTATCGTTATCTACGTATTTCTCTAGTACAGCATGTACTTTTGTCCCTCTTGTAGAAGCTCTTCGTGATATCCTATTGGCTTCTTCTTCACCAACACGAGCTCTCCAAGCACGAATATGATCTTCGCTTAATATTGAAAGTACTGTTGTAACACTAGGATAGCGATTATTATCAGGATCGGCGTATTCTCGCCCAGAGCCAGTAGATTGTGCAGTAAGGTCTGTGTACCCAAGATCAATCGGTTCATGTTTAAAGTTTCCCATTTTCATATAATTCCTTTGTCATAATAAAGTCTCTTACGAATCCACTTCGTACGATATCTTCCCATGAAAATTCGATATGATCAAAATATTTCATGTTTTGAATAATGTTAATAAATTCTTTAATTCCGTCTTTATCACCATTTCTTGTAAAATCGGATTGGTAATAATCACCTGACATTATAAATCGGCAGTCTTCACCTAACCTTGTGATTACTGAACATAGCTCATGGTAATTACAGTTTTGAGATTCATCAACTATTACAATTGCATTCTTAATAGTTAATCCTCTTATAAACGAAGTTGTAAGAAACTCTATATTTTTATTTTGGACCATTTTGGACCATCCATCGTTATCTTGAAATAAATCATTAACAATAGCTTTATAAGGTGCAGTGTATGCATCTTCTTTTTCTTCTTGTGTTCCTGGTAGAAATCCCATATCCCTTGTAGGAACTGCAGAACGAACAATAATAACCTTACTGTATTCTTTCTTTAAGACAGCTTCTAGTGCAAGATATAGTGATATAAAGGTTTTACCTGTACCTGCTGAACCATCTAAGCACATATGATTACCAGACGCAAATGAATCAAATGCAAGTTTCTGGTTTTGTGTTAGTGGTTCTAATTTGGCTAAATGCTCAATTCTAAGTTTTGATGGCTTCTTATTCATTTTGTTCTAATTTTATCCCTATCTTTTGGTGGTAATCCACTTTTAATTCTATCTTGAACTTCTTTCCAACCGTCTCCGGCTCTTCTCAATAAAGATTTATCTCCTTCATAACTTATATGCGATGGAGATATAACTTGTTGGATATTTGGATCCTTGACATATTCTTGCATATCAGCAATAGACATCATTTTAGTTTCTATTTCATCAGTTTCTAAATTTTTAAAATCATACATTGGCATAATTAAACCACTCCGGTACTTCTCGTTTAGTCCAAGCCATATTGAACCTATGTTGTTTTGTTTCGTAAAATTTACGATACGATGTAATTGGGCATTCTGAGATACATTCTGGAAATGAAGCCATTGCTAATTTAAATGGTGTCATTGGTACTTGAGGAATATTATCTGGTACGTCATATAACTCTCCTCTAAGTTTTAAATCAGTAGCATGAACTTTACCATATCTGTATGTATACTCATCGCATAAGGCTACAAAATGTTTATAATGCCATTTGTAATTGTGTACTGATTCTCTGGTCCATACTGTAGATGGATGATTAAAATGACATGCCTTATAAAGAATGTCTTCTCTTTCGTCATTAAGTTTAAAGTATTGTAACATGGAACCAGACTTTGATGGCCTACGTTCCATTACGCCATCAAGCATACGATGTACTGTAGAAAGCATTTGAGCTGATTCTACAATCATTTTCACCACATGTTTATCGCACTGGTCTTGTGCTGCTTTCACTGGATCATCATTTAAGATAAATATATTCATAATATAACCTGTTTGTAATATAATACCATTATACCATACTTTACTGCACATGTACACATGTTTTTAGTAAAAGTTAACCCCACGAGTGAGGTTAACCCCATGGTTACCTCCCCATATATACCTGTTCAAGATCTTGAAGATTCTTTTCCATATATAATACCTTTTTAGCCATTTTATATGCCAGAACTTCTTTGCCTTTTTTAATTAATCTCATTCTATAATGTTTAGTTTCAATGATATCTCGCCTCAATCGATGAATCTCGTGCATGGATTCTCCTTGTTGGTTAGTTAAAATTTAAAAAAACATAATGTAGGTATCGGGTTCTCCTTTAAAGTTAAATTTAATTAAATGGCCTTATCAATTACAGACTCATCTAACACCATATCACTGAATAGGTCAGGCCATACTTCTGCTACCATTTTCTTGGTAACACCACCGAATTTACCGGTAAAGGCTTTGTCCTTCATTGCAATAAGAATATCGGCTTCGTCAGGATGTACTGATTCTAACATGTCGATAAACATTTTTTCTATCTTTGCTTGTGGTAATCCTTTAGCTTTTGGATGTCCTTTAACAAGATAGGGTAATCGTCTTTGTTCTAATTGGATAGTACTAGGAGCCATTCCTAGTGGTTCTTTTGATTTTTTAAAAGGTGGTTCGCCTTCTGGTAAATTCCATTCTATAATGGGATCCCAAGCTCCTTTTAAAACTGTAATAAGGGCAACTGAATAGTTTTCCTTTAGATACTTTTGCTTCTCAGCTTTTCCTCTTTTCTTACCGGTATTATTTAATACCTCAGAGATTAATAAATTAGCCATTGTAAAATTCCTCCGCACATTCAACCAGATTTTTTAATCTGTTTTTAATTAGATAGTTTAAAACTTTCATTCGCATAGCTGGCTTTTGCTCTACAAAATTATTTATAATAGTTTGAGATAGATCAACCGGGATTTCTTCCAAATCAATAAGTTTTTTATTTCTTTGGTAATTTCTGAATTCCTCAGTTGTCATCACTTCCTGTAGCTTATCAGAGTTTTCTAACCAATAAGCTATTTTCTTTTGCGTCATTGGCGATTGCCTAATTTCATCAACAAAAGAGTTATCAGGCGATAGTATATTTGGTATACCATCACCCTTGTCGCCACGACATATATGTTCAAAACAATATGTCCTAGGATTTTTATCTGAAACAGCTTTCTTTTGAATTGGTGAAAACTGTT